GGTCGCTCTCGTGTCGGCTCAAAAATGCCGCGCAGCCACGCTCTTCCGATAACAACAACTCGCGCGCACCATTCCTCTGTATAGCGACACATTGCAATGACCGGATCAGGGTCACATGTTTCAAGAAGCGGGTACTCGTAAATCTCGAAGTTCACCGTCATACCGACAATCAGCGGTTCACGGTCACCAACTGCTTCCTTGAACACCTGTGTCTCTTTCCACTTTGCCGAAAACGTCTCTCCGACATCCGGCGTAAAGAACACCCCCGCAAGAGTATCACGCACGAGCGGCTCAATCTCCTCGGGGGGTGTACCCGTCGTACTGCATGCAATATCCACGAACATGACTTTGCGGCGATCTCGCGCAGGGTCTGCAAAAGTGTCTGCCGAGAACACAATACGCGGGTACTGCGCATCTCCCCACATCTCGTCTTTATCATCCGGTGCTTCTTGAAAAAAGATTGCCGGCATACCGCCGAATGTGGCGAGCTTTTCAGAAAGCGCTGCGCTCTCTACGAGGCGCTTCCGTACAAGGGCTTCAATCGTAGCCATTTGTCATCTCCACCTTTTCAACAGATGCCAAGTCGCGGCTGTGCACAATCGCCCATTCGCTATTCTGAACTTCCTGCGCGCGAATCGTAAAGTACCGCGTGGCGCGGTGAATCTTTGGCAAATATACGATTTGTGCCATTTCAGAGTCGATATAAACGACGATTCCGTTTATACTCTCTTTCCATGTGCGATGACGCGCCCGCACAAAGTCCCCTACCGCGATTTTCCCGAGAGCAAACGCGGGGGATTCCTTTGTGATAACAAGAGACATTCATTTCACCCCTTTAAAAATACCGATAACCTCGGGACGCGCTTGGTCGATGATCCGCTGGCGGAAGGGACGTGCCTTCATGCGTGCCGTGCCGCTTTCAAGGGCTGCGGCGTAAGGCATATCGCTTTTGATGCGACAAATAATGCGCTCGCCTTTCCCAGTCGGCTGAGAAAAGACAAACCTGCGCCAGTTGCGGCGAAGGTTGCCGGTGTCGGGTGCTGGTGCTGCGCCTGGAGCAGATGCCGTATGCACGCCTTTCGCGCCACGCTTGTAGACACGCCCCGAACCGTCTTTCCCCAGCACGTCATACGCTGCATTCTGCATGACATTGGTCGCTCGAAAGGCGCGTGACCGAGCTTGCGTATTTACGCTCTGCACTTCGTCATTGACTTCGGCTTCCACGGAGCGAATCACCTGATTCACACTACTCAACCCGATCACTCCTTTCCTCAACGTAGTAGATGGTGAACATCCCGAGCATGGACGCATTGTCCACACCGCGCACATAGAAATAGCGCCCACCGTGCACAAGGCGGTCGCCCGCCTTCGCCGCAGGTTCTCCGCAGTGCTGTACGATGGTGTGTGTCACAGGGTGCTGCAACGCCTTCCATCGCAGGATTTCGGATGTCTTTGCATCTGCGAGTGCGCCTCGGACAATGCTGAACGTTGGCAGAAATACTGCCTGCGGTCTGCCGTTATCCGATGTCTTGAGCGTCTTTCGTTCCACGACGAATTGATGGAACAGGCTTCCGGGTCTCAGGTACATTGCGGCCGCCCCCGATCCTGCCTGTTATCGTGCATCCCCTCGAAGAAATACGGTGGATGATGATGCGCTCCGGGAAGCTCAGGTAAAGCATGTGCCGCAGACAGCTCCTTTTTCAGCTCGTCATAGAGCGTTTTCCAGTGTGCATAACGCTGACTGAGCGACCACTGAACGGGTCCTGCTTTGGTGTCGACCTCGGGCGCGAATCGGAACAGGACGCTTTTTACTAGCTCGAATTTCGCCCGACGCCACGATTGAGGAAACGACGCAATCATCGCGGTGATTTCCTCATCCGTAAGAAGCGCCGTTTTATCCGGCTCGTCAACGAGTACATCGCCGAGTTCAAACCGCATTTGATTGATGCCACTATCCGCAATCTGTGCCCCATCATAGGTGAATGATCTTGTCATAGCTCACTCAGCCTTGCGCCGACCGCGACGCTTTGGCTGCTCCTCATCCTTGTCCTCAGCGGGATTCGGAGTCTCAGTGCTCTCGGCGGGTTGCTCCTCGGGCGTAGCAACACCATCTTCTATCCCCCAATCCTCTAGCTCGTAGGGGTCATCAAACTCCTTGAAAGTGATTGTTCCAGTGACAACGCCCATTTGACGTAGTGTTTCAGCCTTATTCGGATGAATTTTTACATCCGGAATCGTATCCCCGATAAGATAGTCCGTGCCGCCGAAGCGGCACGGTTTCATCGCAACGTAAACCATGACAGAACCTCCCGTCAGTCGACGCAGTTCTTCAGGAACACCGCGAGATCGTCACTCGTCTTTTTCATGTCCGTCGCAATCAGCCCTTCGATGAACTCCGTGTGGTCTGCGGGTGCGCCCTCAAACTGGCTCGTGGCGATGTACTGCCCGTTGCCGAGCATATCCCATGCAAAGATGTACCCCGCCGACGGCTCGTCGATCTGCGGCGTGTCCGTCGTGTAGCAGAGAAGCGCCGCCTTGCTGTCGCAAATGTAGCGCATATCCTCATCCATGCCAGCCGCTGCTGCGTTGTAGGTAGAGTCAAGGACAACGACCTGCTGCACCCCGAAAAGTTGCGCGAGTACCTGCTCCGTAACGACGGCGGGATTTGCCGTTGTTCCCGTATACTTCACGCGCTCCATGATGAAGTGGTTCGCCTTGAGCTTCGCGAACACGTCCACACCGAGCGCGAGCTTATTTGGCCTCCTGCGACCAACGCGGCGAATCTCATTGATAAGCCCATCAAACAGCGTCACGGGATCGCAGTTGCTGTCGTCGAACTTGAGGAACTTCTTCTGCGAGGCATTTGCCGCAGCCGCGCCCTCCCATTCGTTCTTCCAGACACCCGCCTTGAAGAAGTTCTGTGCAAAGAGAAGATCCTGATGCAGGTTCATCTGCTCTGCAACAAAGCGCACCTTCGCGCGGCGCGGGTCAGCCACTCCCGGTGCTGCCGAGCGGGTGTAGTCGAGTGCCGAAATCTTGTCGATGCCGACAAGCACCTGATCGACCTTGCACGCATACGTCTTATCCGTCTGCCCCATGACCGCCGGCGCAACGTGTCCAAACGCGGGCTTACGCTGCACATTGTCGCGTGCGAGATCACCCTTGCTGAACTCGTAGTAATAGCTGGACGAAAGCCCGACCGGACACACAGGGAAAAGCTGACGCGCCGCATACTCTCCCTGCTGGAAGTACGCCATACTCATATTCGAGAGATAGGCGTTCGGCTTCCACGTCCCAGCCGCTTTCTTGACTTCAATTTCTTTTACCGAAACTCCCATGTTGATTCCTCCTCTATCAGGACTTCATGAAGCCCGACTTCGTAATCTGAACCTTGACCGTCTGCCCCTTTGCAGAGCAGTCCTCAAGTGCGAAACCAAGAATAAACTTCCCTGCCGCTGCCTTGACTGCAAGCCCCGTCGCATCAGAGGAGAGCGGATCGCCGGCCGCGAATGCCGCGCCACCCTTCCAAATGCTGATATCCTTAACCTGCACGTTTACATCAGCACCCGCGTCGAGTGTTGCGGGGGTCTCTGCAATTGTGAGCCCTATCGGTGTGAGCGCATCGGTGCATGGGACAGCACCACCACTTCCAAGCGCAACAGCCGTGAAGGGTCCGGTCTTGATCTCGGTTTTTACAGGCACAACAATCGTCGCGCTGTCGTTGATAACAGTACCGTTAAACATCCTTTATCCTCCTCTTACTCGAACTCTGCGATGAGTTCAGGATTCTCCTGAAATGCCATATCGCGTGCCACGAACACACTCATCTCGGGGTGCGCCTTGCGAATCTCCTCGACGCGCTTTGCAATGCGAGCCTCTGCATCCGTCGCACCGCCGTTGCCATTCGATCCGATCTCATTGAACATTCCGGAACGCTTGGCGATGTCGAGCGCAGCATCCAGTGCCGTAACAATCTGATTGTACGCTTCCTCGCTCGCCGCCTTCGTGCTCTTCAAGACCGGCGCAAGCTCTTCGGGCTTCTTGCCGAGCAGCTCATAACGCTTGGCGACCTCCATAATCTCCGCGTCTTCCTGCTTTTCCATGCGCTTCTGCACGTTCTCAAGCATCGCCGCGAACTCCGGCATGACATCCTTCAGCACCTCGGCGGCCGATTTCTGCACAGGTGCGTCCTGCACGGCAACTGTCGGCTGCACGGTGGGCGCGGGCGGCACCTCCGTCTCAGGCGCGCCATAACGCTTCTCGATGTCCTCGAAAAATGCCCGCTCTTCAGCGGTCATCTTGCTCTTGTCAATCTTCATCTCTGCATCCTCCTCTGCTTTCATAACAGGTTCAGTTTCCTTGACGGACTCTTCCGTCATTGCCGCCACGCGGCTTTTCATGATTGCGATGTCCTCGGCGGTCATTGCAATCGGATTCATGTGCTTCTGCACCTCGGCGATATTACCGTCGCCCCACTGATTCGCAAACCCCAGAGCTGCGGCGTGGAACTCTGACACGCTCTGTTTCAGCAGTGCGGTCTTGTCTGCCACCGTATCATCACGGATAATGGAGAACAGGCTGCTGCGGAGCGCATCCGTCACGTTCCAAATCTCCTCACAGACACGCTGCTGTTTCAGCTCGGAATTTGCTGCCCCAAACGTCTTTGCGCCGCCCTCTGACTTTGCCACGTCTGCAACTTCATCCTCCTCCAAGCCAAACCGTTTCGCGATGGCGCGGATAAGGCTCTTGATTTTACTTTCTCCCACTTCCTCACCTCCTTTCGGCGCGTGCTTAAAGAGCGCAATGTGCGCACGTTGATTCGCCCCCGCATCCACAAAATCTACCTTCGTGATCTTGAGGTCGGTCAACTTTGTCGGCATAGCCTCAGCTCCTTTTTCTCCACGAAAAAGACGCCCATCTCTGAGCGCCTGAATCGCTTTTTATACAGTTTCCTGGATCGCCGTCCCCTCGATTGAGAACATCGGGTATTCTCCTGACTTGACCTTCTCCCAGACTTCATCGTCGGTCACATAGAATCCAATCCACCACCCCGTCGGGAGAGTGCCGTCAGGAATACCCATCGCCGCCATCTTTTCTTTCGTGAATACGACGGACTCCACAAGCACGGCACAGTCGCCGCGTTCGTGCATCTCGCCGCCCTCGCGGTAGAGCCGCACGAACTCGTATGCAGCGTTCTCAAGCGTTTCGGGGTCGATCATATCTTCAGAGAGATCAACCAAAGCCGCTCCATTCTCATCCTGCGAGATGCTCGCCCATCCGAAAGCCAGTCGTTTCTCATCACTAGACTTCTGAATACTGAACCGGCCGTGTACGGTCTGCTCCGTCTGAAATGGTCTCATCCATGCCCCTCCTTGATACAGGTCGGAATGTGTACGTCCAGCCCGAACGTACGGATAACGTCAAGATAACCGCAGTCTAAATAGATTTCCTTCGCAAGCTCCTCTTTACCAATGCTTGCGACAATACCGCCCAGATTCTCAAACAGCATTGAGAGTCCCGCGTTATAGCTGCCCGACTCACAGAAAGACGCGACTGCGCCGAGTGCGGATAGCTCACCCGCGCGCGCGGTACTCAGAAGCTCTTCCCACTTTGTCAGATATGTGTTCGACTTCGGCGGAAGCAATCCCGTCGGGTCGAGTTCCTGATAGCCTCTGTTGAACTCCCTACCGCTGATGCAGTATATTTCCGTGAGAGCTCCACCACCCGTAAAGAGCTCCCTGACGATGGTATATCCAAGCGGAAAATTCATTGACGGCGACGGAAGCAGCTCCTGATGTTCGTAGACCGTTTCACGGTTCATGATGTCAAGTGCAAGCTGATGAATCGTGTACTGAACCGAAGCCGTCAGCTTCTCATCGCCCGGCTTGAAGTAGCCCGTAACCGCTGCCCGCACAGGCGAAAATAGTGCTGTAACCTTCCCCGCTCCATTATAGCCCGCTTCCAATCGGTCGAGAGCTGCGAGCGCCTCTTTTTCTTGCAGCATAGAATCCCTCCCACAAGAAAAGCACTCTGCAAATCCGCAAAGTGCTCAGTCCTTTTCCTCTTCATACTTTTTCTGTAATTCTCGAATGCGGCGGTTACGTTCCTCTGAGATCGGCTTATAGTGTTCGGCGTTTGTGTCCAGACCGAACAGCTTCCCTTCCGCTCTCAGTTCTTCACTGATTTTATCCTCCTCCGCAATCGCCCAATCCAGAATTGCTTCAAACTCTCGCTGCGCTTCTTCTTTCGTCACCGCTTCCACCTCCTGTAACCGAATCCACGCCGCTTAGCCTCTTGAATTACCATGCTATGCCGAAAGACAAGTTCCTCTGCTTCGGCAAACGAGGGTATCTTATCAATGTCTTGCGGAAAGCGATTCAGCTCATAAACATATTTTTCATCAATGCCTCGGAGTATAGACAACTCGTAGAGTGTGAATAAGTTAATATCAGCTTTGCTGAACGACCACTCATTATCTGACCCAACAGGATGGTTATGTGTCACCACAGCACCACGCAGTTCATCGCCGAGATCTTCATCGGGGTACACGGCGTTTATGTTCGCGACGCAACGTACAACGCGCCCTTCCTTCGTGATAACAATAGCGTTCTCCACTTTCTGTGCCACAATCTGTGCCTCAAAATGTTCTATCGTGGATTGTACCATGTTCTTGTCGGTGAAATCAATATGCCCGAGTTCCTGCGGCACAGGATGGTCAGGGGCTTTCCTTTGTCCTTCTCCCGATCTCAAGCCTCGTGCCGGTGCTGCAATCTCCTTGTACTGAACCACACAGCGGCAACGAGGATGCGCGGGGGGCGTTTCGTGCATTCCGGGAAAAAGCTCTTTCCCCTTGATATCGAAGGACTCATCAAATCCAATCTCCTTTCCATCCAGTGCTCCGCAATGCGGACAGACGCGTTCCGATCCAGCCGTACGCCAGACCTTGACGCACCCCCCCATCAGCCCGTCCCGCATCGCGTTCCGTATGCTCATGTTCTCGCCGCGATTGTAGGCAAAGGCAAGCTCCGTATTAGCAATCATATCCGCACGCGCCCGATGCTGACGTGCCGCATATTTGAGTGCCGCTTCCTGCGCCTTCTTCGCTGCGCTCGCCTCGGTCATGCGTGGGTGCGCTTTCAGAAGGCTATCGTAGACACTCTGCTGATACCGCGCATTTGCGGCCGCGTCGCTTTTTGTCAGCCCGATGCAGGGGCGAATGTATCGCGCAATCTGCGCCGCCGTCCAACGCTCCTGCTGTCCCTTCCAGAGGATTGTCTTGACTGCCATGCGTGTCTCCTCGCCAATATTCGTGATAAATCCTGCTGTGCGCTCACGAATCCAGTTCTGCACTTCCCGGTCTGAGTCATCGAGCAGCGTGCCGCCGAGCTTTTCTTCCCACGCCTTCGCCCCTTCCTTCATCGCCGCGAAGTATACTGGCGCGAAGTGCTCATTGATAAGGCGTGCGTAGTCATCCTGCCACTGAAGGATCTGCTCCTCATAACCGCTGAGTGCCGCCTCGCGCAGCTCCTTGTAGGTCACTGCCGCCTGTTGGTCTTGGAACACCGAGTAAAACCACTGCGCCAGCTGCGGAGATTCTGCATGAAGAAAATCATCGAGTCGCCGCAGGATTTCTTCTGCCTCATTACTGCTCTTTCGCTTGCGCAGAACGCGGACGGGGGAGAATGTCAGCATGGCTCTATCTCCTCCCCAGACGCTTTCGTGCCGTCTCTGTGTCGCCGTTTTCCTCTATCTGGATGTCTTGTATGTCCTGCACGTTTTCCTCGCCCTGTGCGGGCTGTAGCGGCTTCATAGCGGTTGTCTGAGTCTGATATTCGTCAATCCGCTCCGGAAGCCCCGCCTGCTCACGTACGAAATCCTCAAGCCCCGCGTCGGGCTGCAAGACCCCGATGCCTGTCATCTTCTGGATGTAGTCGCCGAGCTTGCCGAGATCCTGCGTCTCGATGTCTCCATGTGTCAGTTCGGGGTAGTCTGTGATACCGCCAAAATGCTCTCCGTTCATGTCCACAAGATATGGAATTGCTTTCTTATTGAACTCCTCGCAGATGATGTCCAAAAACGCACCGATGGCAAGCGAAAACATCTCAGTTTTGTTGTCCGATAGGGCAAAGCTTCCGACCTGCTGATGCCCGAGCAGTACAAAGTCTGCAAGCACGGTCATCGCCATGCGGGTATCGTAACGGTCAATCGTCGCGTTCGTGTCGAAGTTGCGCTTTCCGCCCGTACTGAGCAATTTCAAATCCCACTCAGCAGGGAGAACAATCCCCTCCATGCTGTCACGGCGAATATTCTTCACGAGAGCTTCTGCCAGTGTGCGCGTTCGTACAATGTCGGGGTCGTCACTCCATATATCCATCCCCGCAGGAGCAACGAGAACAGGAAGTCCCGCAAGGTCGCGCTCAATGCCGATACCCTCGATCTCCTGAAGCCGCTTCTTGAAGAACCACGAACGGTAGGCATTGCGAAGAATGCTGCGCCCCTCGGGATTTCCCTTGCGGCTCTCCGTGCGGAATAGGAGCAGTTTTTCTATAGGAATCGTGATGATTCCAAAATCGGGCGGCGGCATCTGCGTTAAGCCCCTGAGATCGTCGCGCCCTCTGTACTCCCATTGATACAGCGTGTCCTGCGCACGAATCGGCAGTTTCTGCCATCCGATAAGACCATCGTTGTACTTGCTGTTCAGCGTTCTGTCACGCTTTCGCCCCATGCGCCGCTTGTAGACGATCTCGTGTGCGCTCCATCCGTAGACAAGAAAAGACAGAATCTCCGAGAGCGTCCCCGTCCACGAATCCTCCATGTCGTAAAGACAGGATTCCACAAACGCCGCACACTCCTCATCAATTACCTCCGCGCCGCCCGGCTGCACTCCCCAGTGAACATTTCGAATGAGCATCTTGACGGCAAAGAGTATCGCCCCGATGATGTCGTCATTCTCGGACATTTCCTTGTACGCCCGAATGCCGCGCTGTCCCCGCAGCTCCGGCAGGAACTCCTCATAGAACACACCACCATAACGCTGTTGTCCTGTACGTCCGATTTCATCTTTTGCCATTCATCCTCACCTCTATGTCCAGTAACTTTCTTTCATGAGCGTTCCATCCATAGCGGGAAGCTGTGCATTATTCATCCGCGCCACCAGAGAAAACGCATCGCTTGCTGCATCCACCTGATCGTCATGGAGGGCATCGGGAAACCCCTCCAACTCATCCAAGAAAACATCATTCCACCCCCCTTCGAGAAGAAGCACATTTCCTACCTGCCACTGAGCGGCAAACGGCTCTGCACGCCGTATCTTGTCGCCGGAGACAGGCTTGCTCTCAACCGAGAATCCCGCAAGCTCTTTCTTGTAGCTCTCTGCCTGTTCCTTCCCCGCCTGCCCTGGGTCTTGCGGAATGGATATTCTTCGGCATCCGAACGCAGATTTATCCGTGATCGCCGTGTTCTTCACGAGCTGGCGAACGGCTGACGCACTGAACGCCATCCTCTTTGCGTCGATAATGATGTACTGCCCGTTTCTCATGCGTGCCATGAGACAGGCTGCCGTGCGGTCAGGATTCTTGTTCTCTGCCGTGATCTCCGTCGCCGCCAGATCCCATGCCCGACCAATCGCAACAATCTTATCCGGAATCTCCTTCACGATCCGCGTCTGTTCCCGCTTGAAATACAATCCTGCTGCAGGGCGTATCTTCCAGTTCCCCTTGAGCAGCCGTTCCTTCTCCACGACGGTAAGCCCGTAGAGGTTTGCAAGATAGCCGGGGTCAACCCTCAATAGTTCCTTGTTGTCGTGGATGGAGGATGCAATAAACGTCACCGATTTGCACAGTGCGGGACTGAACTCCGGCATCCCCGCACACAGTTCGGATAGCTCCTCGATGGAATCCCCCCACGTCAGATTCCCTTCGCTGCGGAAGAAGTAGCGAATTCTCCCCGATCGTTCAGGAATGGCGTACCCTGTGTTCGGGTCAATCCACCAATTGATGAAGTCCGCCACCCACGAATCCACATCGGGATTGCAGGTCGCCCGAACATACGGCTTCACTCCGCAGGTGGAGCGGTTGCGAGACAGCATATAAAAGAAAACAAACTCACTGAAATGCGTGAGTTCGTCAAAACCGATGGTGCATATCTGAGAGCCTTGCCACTTCGTTACACCGCGGTCGCCGTCAATGTGCATGAACGACACTCTCGCTTTGCCGTTAAACGACCAGTGCGGCTTGGGGCTTGCCTTGAATACCGCCCCCTTGATATTCCCGTAGATTGCCGCGCTCTCATCGAGAAGCCCGCCGTCGATGCTGATCTGCGTCGCGTTCTTTCGGAAGATCGTCGCCCCGTACCCTGCCTTGTTGATGTGTCGCAGAGGTTCAAGCAGAAGCCCATACGTTTTCCCGCCGCCCGCTGCACCGCCATAGATGGCAATATCGGCAGGTGTCGTCAGAAACATTTCCTGTGGTCCCTTCTGCGGTCGTAGGACGATGCCGCTCATTTCGTCTCATCCCTTCCGTTATCAGGAATGTAAATCTCAACCTTCTGCTCTTCCTCATCCATGCGCTCCGCAACAGGCACACGGTCTTTGTATTTATCCGGCATTCTGTTTTTGGCAAGGAATATCTGCATGGTCGGATTCGGCTGTATCTGTTTCTTTGTTTTCTCTATCCGAACAACCGTCCCTGTCTTTGGGTCAAGAATGGATTTTACCTCTTCCACGTATGTCCGCCCGAGCGCAAGGTCGAACATTGCGTTTTCAAGTTCAAGGTTCGGAATCGCTTTGGCATTTTTTATGGCGTCCGCAAATTTGGGAAACTTCTTTTGCCAGTCGTAAAATGTCGTAAGCGAAATCCCCATGTTTCCGGCGATCTGCTTGTCCATGAGCCCGAGCTTCGCCCACATACAGACATTCTCCACCCCCTTTCCCTCAATCCATTCATGATATAGTCCTTTTCGCGGCATGGTTAATCACCTGCCAAATATCGCTCAGCCATAATACGCAAGAAGTCTGTGCGCTGTTTTGTTTCAACCTCGCCCTTATCCACCATTCGATCAACAGCCTTTTTCAAGGTCAATGCTGCCGCTGCTGAAATGTTGTCATCTCCAAAAATACTAGACAGCGGCACTTTGTTTTTGTGTTTCAGCTCTCCTTCGTCGTCGATATACCCTTCCTGCAAATCTTCCTGATGGCGCATAAACACATCAAGAATGAGCATAAGAGATGTCGCACTGTTTTTCACGTCATAGGCAACCTGTACCTTCGATTGTGAATCCAACAGACGCTTAAAATCGTCGATGCGATTGATATAAACCGTATCTTGTATACCTCCACATTCAACTGCGTGTGCAAAGGCTTCATCAAGCATATCTACCTCATGTGGCAAAAAGAGAAACGTCAAACTTCGGTAGTCAAGTTTGACCTCAGAGAGCGACGCAAGCGCAGTCTTTTCCATTTCCTCAAGCACTTTGTCGTCAAGACCGGCATAGTATTTAAGGCTTACGTCGTCGATCTCATCCCAAAGTTCTTTGAGAATCGCCATATCATCCTTGCCGTCAATCGCATTATGACTAAGTTCGATTGCAATCTGTTCCTGCTTGCTCAGGTCGCGATCCGTAAAAAGGACAAGCACTTCTTCCAGCCCCGCCTCAATCGCCGCTCGGCATCTGTGGTTGCCGGAGAGAACGCGATATTTGTCATCGTGTTTCCAGCACAACGGTACGGATGAAAGACCGCCATCCCGCTTAATGTTGTCTACGAGATTGCGAAACATCTCATTTGTCATGTACCGTGCGTTCTTTTCCAAGAACTCCAACTCGCTGACATTGACCAACGCTAACTTATAGGGATGATTGATTAGCCCCTCATTCAGTCGGTCAACTTCTGACCGTGTTTGCTCTTCCACCATTCAAATCCCTCCTTCAATGTCCAACGTCCGGCTTGTGCCACGTAGTTAATCGCCCCATCTTTCCGTGAGTATATGTCAAACAGCCCGCGATATTTCATACTGACATTCTTCTTTGTGAAAACCGTCGTCCCAATCGTCTTGACCTTGATCGACATCGCTTGTTCGAGCACGTCCCGCATTTCTACAGAAAGAGCGGCAACGAGCACCAGCTTCGCAAACCGTTTGTAAATCGACGGGCGAATACAAAAATCGCTCATCATATAGGCATCCGTCCAGCCGCCAAGATAACTCGAACGACTCATCCCTATTGCACCGACTAGCTCATCACCAACAAGAACAGCACAACTCACCGTTGCAGCGGCGGGAATAATGCCAAGCGCCAAATATTCACTCCTTAGTGTGTTAAGCTGCCCCTGTGTAATTCGCGCAATGCGCAAATCACCATTCAGTTCTCCCGTCGCCCTCTTGATATTGATATTCTCCGTCTTTTGTCGTGGCATCGTGATTCTGGACTTTGCGCTGCTATTGCTGTAAATATACACAGGCTTGCTTCTCGCGCTCGTTTGAACCACGCCGCAAAGATGGTCTCGCAATTCCTCTACGTCATAGTCGCGTAACGTAACCCAGTGCTTTTTCTGCATGATGAGCTGGTTAAATTCCTCAAACCGAGCATCATCAAAGATGACATAATCTGGAACATCCCAGTCAAACACCGCATTGATTTTCTTATACAGCTTTTCATACCCGCCCTTATAGGTCGGAGAAAAACTGATTGCAACGCAGTCTTCCGGTGCTTCCCGCATATAGTCGATAACATCCTGCGCGTAGAACCCGGCAATTTTCACATCGTCCAGCGCCCGTTTAACCGCTTCTACGGTTTCGCGCTGCATTCTGTCGAACTGTTCCTCATACGCCGTTGCCAGCCTCTTAAAATACGGCAAGTCTTTATCAATCCACTTGAAATACTCACTGCACATGAGAAGCGTTGCGATTTTATCCTCGCCCGTGGAAAGATACTCGTTCAGCCACGCGAATCGTTCATCAACGACTTCGATTCTCGTATCTTTTCCGGCAAGATAATTTCCAATAGCACACGAATAAAGCGACACATCATTGCTGTGTATGTTTGCGATCCCCTTCTTTGCAAGGATGCGCTCTACTGTAAAATTGCCGGAACAGCCAACATATATTGGAAGCCCTGCCCACTTCGCACTCATCTCGCTCACAATGGAACGAATATCCGTATTGATAGAGCCAATAAACAAAAGTTTCACCCCTCCCTATAAAATAGTCATACAAAAAGGGGCTGTTGCACGAAACCAACGT